CTTTCGTGTGTCATTTTCTTTACAAGTGGTCAAGAAATCCTTAAAAATTGATTCCGTAGCCTCTGGCTCTCTATCGTAAACGGCTACCTTAATAAGGGCATCACAGATATTGTCTCCCCAGCAAGATTCAACATTCATTTTGATAGAGGGCATATCCAATGGAACATGGATACCAAATAATGCTAGCTGTGGTTGAAAATCGTCTCCATAGGCTAATTTAATTGCAGCAACGTTATATTTAATTCTTTGACAAATATCGTAAATAGGTCCTTCATTTGGAGAAAAGACCTTTAAATAGGCGTCACTATAATATTGATAAGATTTAGATAAGATAGGATCTTCTTTCTCTAAAATCAATCTCTTTGGAGTTACAGTATCAAAAGCACCAGACTCTGCGACAGCCAACATTCGAATGGCTGTTCTCCATGCTCTATGATAAGAGCAAACTTGGTGCGGTTCGCATTGAACAAGAACTCGCAACGTGTTTGCGTATTTAGGACTTATATAAAAAGTTTTAAGCACATGTTGATGCGTGCTAAAAAGCTTTCTTGATAATTGGACAGTGGACGGTGATGGTGTTTGTTCGGATGTATTTTCAATCATAATAGCAATTGCCACCTCTGTCTATATATACGCCAGGTTTTGGCTACCATTGCGCCGTGCTATCCCAGAGAAAGGGAAAATAAGGATATTCATCACTTCATTCTCTCTAACCTTCTCCTGATAGGACCGGCCCGCAAGTTATATAGATCGCCTTATATACTTCATACTATCTTATCCTTCTTGGTACTACTATTCCGCAAATCATTAGTGGGTAATATTATGGGCGGGGTTCATCAGACCCTCTTAACATTCGATACTCTGCCGAAAGGGAGTTGCCAGCTCCTACCCCTAAGTCTACGTGTAGCTAAGGTAAAGAATCATATTTCATATACGTACGCGTCTGATTGACGCATGATAACTAGCCCAGGTGCAAAGTGGGTTCGCGATCATGCCGATTACTAGTATACCATATCGACGCTTGTATACTTAGCGAGTGTAAGCTTTCAAGTTAGGCTTTTCATATCTCTCGATTTACTAAGCTTCATAACAGCTTGTCACAACGGTTCACATGGGTACCGCAAAAATGCAACAAATCTGTCAACTCTACAACTGACTTAACTCAATGAATTTATAATGTGACACCTGTGTCAGGCATGTACAATATAAAGAATAAGTCTCAACAAGATAATTCCTATCTATCATAAATAAACAATCTCAAATCAAATCTAATAATGAAATTCAATCCATACATAAACTTAAAAAGAAATGCAAACAATGAACAAGGGTGATCTTTCTATGAGACCTACAACAGTTTCGTTAAATTCGTTTTAAATATTAACTAGTTTTACTGATCAGAAAACTTAAGGCATTGAAAACGATGGGGTCATTCCAGACTGAAGTAACCGGAAGCATAAGGACTAGAAGTATCAATCCGCTTCTCTTCACTTAAACGGAAGGTTACCCCCCAGACTCAATGTCATATTCCAGATTTCTCCAAAATACCATCAAACGATTCATATATATTTTAATTAACAAT